TGGATCGTCATAGCGTTTTTGATATACAGTGCATGGATACCCGCCGTTTCTGCAAGATCTTTCGCTTTTGCGGCTATATTTGCCAGCATGGCCTTTTTCTGTGCAAGAAATACGGTTACAAGTGCTTTTGTTGCTGTTACTGCCTGGATTGTATCTTTTGCGAATTTTACCATTTTCATGGCCGCAATAGCCCCGGCAATGCCTATAATAATAGGTTTCAGAAGTCCCCACTGGTTTAACTTCTGGTAAACCGTCGCCGCCGCGCCGATGATTTTCATAATAGCATTTGCAACCGCCGGAATGGCCGTTGTCGCTATAAAAGTGATTGCCGGTTTCGCCGCGTTAAATGCCTGGAATAACTTGTCTTTCAGGTCAAGCATGACCGCGATCACCTTATCAATCGCCGGTTTGTTGGTTTCGATTGCTGTTTTGATATTCTGGAAGGCCGTCTTTCCGGTTTCTGCCAGAAATGTAAACGCGTCAGTCGCTTTTGTTCGTATGTCGTTCAGAACCGGTTTCACCTTTTCAAAGGCCGCTTGTGCTTTCTTTGCGAAATCTTCCGCCGCCGGAACTGCTTTATCATATAAACTCTGGACTACTCCGACCACTTTATCAGTAATCGAAGGAAGCGCGTCGGCAACGCCTTTTATGGCGTCTTTTGCCATAGGTGCGAACACCTGACACAATCGGATCTTTGCGTCGTCTACGGCCGAATTAAATATCGCCATAGCCGCCGGAAGTGTATCGTTCATCTGGTTCGCCATATTCATAAGCGCGCCGTCTGAATTGTCGAAGGCTTCTGTTAATGACGTCCACGTCGAAGCCGCGCCGTCTGCCCCTTCTTTTACGCCTTCCAGCAAATATCCAAACTGTGTATAGTAGTTTGTGCCGGCAATAGCCGACATGTAGTTGTTTTTCTGTTCCTGGGTAAGTCCGGACATTGCGCCGTTTAATTCAACGAGAATATCTTGCATATTTCGCATTTGACCGGAACTATCGTATATCGAAACACCCAGTTCCTTAAACGCTTTCTGCGCTACGTCCTTCGTCGTCATACGGACTAACATTGAATTCAACGCTGTTCCAGCTTCGGCGCCCTTGACACCATTGTTCGCCAAGATTCCCAGCGCGGCGGCCGTTTGTTTATAGTCCATTCCGGCCGACTTTGCGGCACCACCGCACCCGATCATAGCTTCCATTAAAGCCTGGGCCGTGGTGTTAGACTTATTATTCGCCTGACATGTAACGTTCAGATAGTCCGTCAACTGATCCGCCGTCAGGCCTAACGCACTCATTGAGTCGGTGACAAGATCCGAGCATGTCGCCAGATCCATTTGTGTAGCTTCTGAAAGTCGAAGAACCGGTTCCAGGGAAGCGATCGAAGTATCGACGTCCCACCCGGCAAGCGCCATATATCCAAGCGCTTCCGAAGCTTCCGTCGCCGTCTTCGTTGTCTTCTTTCCCATTTCCAGCGCGGCGTTTTCCAGCTTTTTCATTTGTTCTTCATTCGCCCCGGCGATCGCGGACGTGTTCGCCATTGCCTGGTTGAAATCCGAATATGTGCTTACCGCGTCTTTTACGAAATCGCCGACCTTAACGGCCGCGAAGGCGGCTGTTGCTATCTTCGCGGCTGTCTTTGCGGCTTTCCCGATAGAATCCAGCTTTTTATTAACTCCGCCGACACTTTTTTCAAGTGAACTTTGAATCTTTCCGCCAATCTCAAGCGCTAATTCATACTTTGTTTTGCTTGCCAATATCGTTCACTTCCTTCGCTACGTCGATGAATTCATCAATCGGAAGATCTGTGAAAAAATCAATACCGGTATGTGTAGCCATCGCAAGATATACGCTGGTTTTCTGTATATCCTGGCCGGAATCATGTCTTATTCGTCTTTGTAGAAAAAACCTGTCACGACATTTTTGATCTTTTCGATCTCGTAACCCGGAAGATCTTCGAAGAATTCGGCCGGTAAACCAGTTACCTTCGTGGCTACGATCTTCGCGTAAGTCGTTGTTGTTTCCGGCATAAAGCTGGAAATTCCCGTCTTATTGAAAGCTTTTTCAATAGCCGTAAGGTCGCGGCCGCGAATGTCTTCCAGGGCGTGAAGGTCAAGTTTTTCATAAATTTCGCCTTCGAAATCGAAAGGTTTTCTGAACTTCACGATCAGATCGTCGTCTTCGCTCTCTTTCTTCGGAAGAAGGGCGTTTTCTGCCCCTTCCGGTACGTTTGCGACCGGAATATCCGCGGTCACGTCTTCCCTTGCTGTTACTTCGTAATTATCTTCTTTGCTCATGTGCTTATTTCCTCACTTTCCTAGATCTGGGATCTTACTTTCTGTAAACGGTCAACGCCGTTAAGCTTCCAGATCAAATTGTATTTATCAAGTTCAAGGACGGTCGTTCCGCCGATCTGAATTTTACAGTAAGTAATTTCACGAACGACTTTCGGTTCTCCCTTGCCGCCTTTTTTCAGGCTTCCAAGTTCGAACGACTTCACCTTTCCTTTTGTTGTTACGACCAGACCTTCAAAATCGTTTGTCTGTGTTGCTGTGTTCAGTACTTGCATAGATCCGCGATATGTGACATTTCCGGTCTGTGTGATGAAATCAAACATTTCTCTGCTGATATTCTGAAATGTTGTTTCTGTTTCAAGCGATCCGAAGCTTCCTTCGATAGCTTCTTCGATCTCTCCGCCGATTCCGGCGCCGTCGATCGTTTCCGTCATGTACTCGAAGCTAGGAAGTGAAACTTCGCTTGAAACTCCGACGTACTTATGACCGGATCCGTATGTGTTAAAGTTATTTAACACGGTAGGAATTTTATATCCCATTATTCAGCACCCCCTTCAAGTGCGGCCTGGGTAATGGTAGGATCGAATTCAAATACATTTTCGATGTCTTCCGCCGGTACATAGCCGCCGATTCTTGTATGGAACTTAATGTGTCCGCCCAGGATATTCGCGATCGGATTTTCTTCGTGATCGAATACAATTTCGCCGCCGGCTATATCGTCGGATCCCTGAAGGCCGTTCAACTGAATGTTGAATCCGGAAACTACTTCGTCAATCAGTCTGTAATTTGTCAGATCGTCCACGTTCTGGAAGAACGAAAGTTTGAAGTTGTTTTCGATATAATCGAAAATAGTTACAATGTTGATCCATCTGTCGATCGGATCTGTCGAAGACGGATAAGCCGCGGTATTGTTTCCCCAGGCTTTCCAGCCGTTCATATTGATCGCGGTAACTACTCCGCAAGCGTTACAATAATCGTTCGCTTCGTCCATATCCAGGATAATTTCGTCGCCGGCCTTGTTGTAAGTTCCGGTGATTTTAAGATCCTTGTTTGAAGGACTTCTTGAAGGAACGCCGCTGTTGTTTGCGGCTAAATACTGTAAGCTTGCCGCAAGCTGGGCGGAAAAGTAATAAACATAATCGCCGACGCCAACAAGCGGCCATGTCGGAATTGTGTTTCTGTCAGAATATCCGGATTTATCCTTTAATTCCTTTACTTCGTCCGCCGATTCCGCCTTTTCTGTGTCTGTGTCAATATCTGATACAACCTTCGCTGTGAAAAGGGAAGAAATCAGGTTTGCTTTTGCGTTAAGCGCAAGGTTTACCGCCGGAATGTGTGACCAGCCAGGCGCCAGAAGCAAAGAAGGAACGATTCCATATTTCGGATAAACATTCCCGATCAGTTCCATTCCGGTTTTCTTCTTCGAAGAAACGTCATAGCTTCCGATCACGTCCTGATATGTAACCTTTGAAGGATCAATCTGAACGTAAGTCACTTTTACTTTCTTCGCGCTCTTTGCGGCTCCGGTTGCCACGATTGCGATTGAAACTGTACCGTCCGAATTAAAAGAAGCGATATAGTCTTCGTCTGCTTTGTAGCTTGTTCCGCCGGTTTCGTCAGATACGGAAAGCTTATCCATAAGGATTCCGGTTTCTGTGACCTTTGCTGTTCCGCCCACGACGTCGAACGTCTTTGAAAGTTCCGCTGATACATGCTTCTTCGGATCCAGAACGTTAATAAGCACGATCGGGGCAACTCCGAAGACGTCGAATGTCGCGTAAACACTCTGACATAATGTGTAATTCTTGAAATCGTCGCTATATCCCAGGGCGGAAATCGCGTCCGCCTTCTTGTATGCGACGAAAGGCTTATTCACTGTGTCGTAAGGATCGGCGGCAAGGTTGACCGGTGCCGTTCCGATGATACACTGTAAACAGCCGTCGGACGTTACCGGTGCGGCTAACTGTGTAGCCTGGCGGCTTGTCCTGATACCATGTTTGTAATTAGACATAGCTTTTTACTCTCCTTCCGTAAGCTCTTTTACTTCCGCTTCGCTGATCTCTGCGATTTTATCGAAGGCGATCGCTTCCGCTGTTCCTTCGACGCGGATATTCTTCGAAACGTCCACAATGTTTTCAAGTGGAACGATCAAATTCTGAATAATCGGTTTCTTTCCGGCGATCTTTTCAAGATTCTTCGGAATTCCACCTTCAAAAACAGCGCCGTTTTTAACGACGCCGCGAATTGTAGGCCCTAAATACATGACCTTTTTATTTTCTTTTCTAGTCATATTCGGTTTCCCTCATTTCCATTTTACTAACGTCCCATAAAGTAGACATTCCGCCGATAAACTTCGGCCAGGTGTCTTCTTCCTGGAACTTCTTTGTGATCGGGAACTGGATTCTGTATCGCTGATCTATCAGACGATCTTTCAGGAATCTGTCTTGTAATTTATTTAAGACATTCGCAACGTCAAAATGTCCCTGGCGGTTCGGGTTCTGATCCTGGATTCCAACCAGAAAATAGATTGAACAAATATTGTTTGAATCTTCCCCAGTGATCGTTTCTTCGTCCAGGCACACCAGCACGTAAGGAAAGTGGTCTTTGTCATTCTTCCCTTGCTTTGCTGGTAAATTCTGCGGATAGACGTTGAATTCTACCATTTCGCCATTGTTTAACGTGACATATCCTTTCAGTTCTTCTTTCACAACTTCAACAAGTGTCTTTTGTAAAAAAATATCTGTCTGCATGTCTTACCCCCTTCGCAAAAGGTTGTTGATCTCCGCGTCAATTCGCTTTTGAAGCGTTTCGTTTGCGTCGCGGTTGATCTTATCCATAATGTCTTCATTCTTCACCATCTGTGGAACAGACGGGCCGTATAGCTGTTTGATCGGAAGACTTTTCGCGGACGTTCTGGAAAAAACGCCGACGTGTCCGGATTTCATAACAGCAACGAAAGACTTCGGGTTTCCGTCCAGCGGCTTTACGCCGCCGGCCTTCTTGACACCGGCACGATATACCTTCGGCGATCTGGACGCTCCACGGTATCGAACCGGTGTTTTTGGATTTACCTTTAATTTTGACAAGGCAATTCCGGCACCTTGCGAAATTGCCGCGGCTTGAAGCCGTGACTTTGTGGCTTTTGTGACATTGACAGTCTTTTTCACTTCGCCGGACGTGATAAAATACCTTTCCGACGTTTCTTTTCCCATATTCTTCTTTACGTTCTGAATCGCCCTATTGATTGCCCTGGAAACAACCGTCGGGGCGTTCTTTTTCATGTTTCCTAAACGTTTTTCAACGTCTTCAATGCCGGAAACCTTTATTTCCGAAACGATCAATCTTCGTTACCTGATAGAATGATCGTATAGCCGCCCATATCTTCATTAACAGTTTTGATCGGGTAGATCTCTCCGTCGAAAGATAAGTGTTGACCGGCCACCGGTTCAAATTCCAGGTATTTTTTTTGTACGAAAATCATTTTATCGTCGGTGAATATTCCGTCGGCGTCCGCATGTTTTCCAAGTGAAAGCGTGATAATTATGTCGTTATCAACTACGACCGGAACTTCATTTCCTTGCAATTCGTGAATTTCCGCGAATTCGTCCGTATTGAAGAATGTGGTTTCAAAATCTTTTTCAAGCTGTTCTTTGAAGCTTTTCATTACTTGTTGGATCCGTCGTCAGAACCAGCTTCCATTTCTTCCTGAAAATTGATAACTGTTTCTTTCAGATCGTCCAGGGCCTTGTCTTTGTAGTCTTCGCCAAGGTCAAGCCCGATAGAAGCCGCATATTCCGCAACATCAGCCTTTGAACGAAGCTTCATGATCTCGTCAGCGCTTTTCAGGCTGTCTACGCCGCCGAAGCCGTCTGTGAATCCGTCATTGTCCGGATCTTCGTCGGAATCTTCCGCCGCAAGTGTCGCCAGCGGATCAGCGTCTACAACTTCAACGAATTTTTTTCTTTTAAGGAACGCAAGATCAAGCGGTGAAATGTCTTCCGGAAGAATTGTTCCAGGAAGGTATTTCTTGCCGCCGGTTCTTACCTCGATTTTTGTTCTGTATGCCATATAATCGCCCCCTACTCTGCTTTTGTACCGTCAACGTAGATGATCGCCCAGGAATCAACGTCGTAAGGTCTAGGAAGTGGACGGGATGTAAGACGCAACATCTTAACTTCGTTCTTCTCGTCTGCGTACTCCTTCGGAACAAGCTTTCCTTCGTAAGTGACGAATTTCTTATCTTCCATCTGGGTAACAGATCCATACTCAACCTGTCCTTCACCGTCGGAATGTCCGATCAGAACGGTTCCGGCCGGAATCATTGCTTCCTCGTCGCCCTCGTCGTTTAAGAACCACTCGTCGTAAGTGTAAATGTCAAGATCCAGTTCTGCGATTCTTCCGTAGAAGGTAAGCGCCGGATCTACCACACGCGGCTCAATAACAACATTCTTCATGTTAAGAACATTCATACCCTTCATGACATAAGGGTTGTTTACGAAGTCCTCGATTGCGTCAGACGCGAAGATCGCAATGTCAGGGGCCTTCCCGGTCGCCTTGATAATCTTTCTTCTAATCTCGCGAAGCACCTTCAAAGGATCCACGCTGGCAAGTGACCACTTCGCGTCAGCTCCCAGATATGTAATATTTGAGAAGCCGAAGTCGATCTGAACGTCAAGTCCTTCTTCCTCGTCCTCGACGTCGATTTTTCCTTCAAAAAGGATCTGGCGGCACATCCACTCTTTTCTTCGTGCGATTGATTCTTCAAGATCCGTCCAGTCCTTCGCAAGAAGTTCGTCTTCTCTTTCCTCTGGTGTTCTCTGGCTGTAAATATTCTCGCCGATCGCGCGCTGTGTAATGTCGTCGATTGTCATAGGTCTTTCCGGTGCAATCTTTGGTGTAGTGAACTGATTAGTTCTGAACCCCTGGCGTGTGATAACCTTTCCGCCCATTCTAGGACTTACAAGCGGCGCCATGATTCTTTTTCCCTTTCTTACATCAAATTCAACCTTTTCGGAAACGTGTGTTTCCTCTGTCGGGAAGAAAGTCTTCTGTAAGAAGGTTTTGACGGGTGGCGTCTGGTCGAACGCTTCCATCATTTCGCGTGTTGTGTAATCAGACATGATTTAATACCCCCTTGTTTACTCGTATTTCTGGACGTTACGAAGGTACATTCCGACGCCCTTCATATCGTCTTCGTATGTGTCAATAGTTGCTTCGGACTTAACAATCACCGCGCCGCGGTTGAAATGTCCGGTAATGTAGCATGTAGCCGGTACGTTCTCGTTTTTATCCTCTGATCCGGTGTCTACGTCGTCCGTAAGGATTCCGAACACCTTCAAAGTAACGGAAGAAACGGTTGTTCCAGCAAGATAAGCGTGTTTGTCAGATCCCTTCACGATAAGGGATCCGCGTTTCAATACGCCCTGACCTTTTTTCAGGCCGATTCCTTCTTTCAAAACCGGGTAGTCAGGTGACGCAAAAAGTGAATCCGGCGTAAATTCGCCGACTTTTTCATATAATCCCATGATTTATTTCTCCTTTCTTCTCTTGTCGCCCTTTAACGCGTTTGCGAATCCGCGAACTTTAGCTTCCTTCTGTTCCGGTGTCTGCGCTCCGGCGTCGTTTCCAACGTTCGGAACTGCTCCAACCTCTCCGGATCCGGATTTTGTCAGATCGTCAACAACATTTGTCATTGTCTGCGCTCCGGCGGCGTTGTTTGCTTTCATCTGTGCCAGTGCAAGATCAGCGGCGGAAAGTGGCTCGTCATACTTTGCCTTTTTCAAAACGTCGTCAGGAATTCCGTTCGCGATCTCGTCAATGGCTTTTAAGCGATCGCGTTCGTTCTGAATAGCTTCGTCCACGATCTGATTTATCATATCGGGATAAGCACTTCGCAACTGTGCGGCGTTCTCGATTTTCACCGGCGCCGTGTTCTGGTTCTGATTCTGTCCCATGTCATTATTTCCTTTCTGTGGATTGGTTTTATTAAAAAAAGTCCCGTCGTCCTTCTGCGGCGTTTTAGAAAGATTCTGAACCTTTTTTCGAACATCATCGGGAAGAATAGGTTCCACATAGTTCTTGAAACTGTATCTTCCTTCGTTTGTGACTGCGGCGTTCGTGAAGTTTTCTTCGATCACTTCGTCGCAAAATCCATTGTCAACGGCTTCCTGGCCGACATACCAGGCCGTTTCATTCATCATTTCTTCGATTTCGTCGTCTGTTTTTCCCAGGCGATCGCGATAAACGGCCTTGATTGAATCTTTTACTTTGTCGGTTGCTTCCGCTAACTTTCGCAAATCGTCCGCTTCGTAGGCTCCATAAACCGTTACTTTTGGATTGTGGGCCATAATTACGCCGTTTTTTGCGATTCTGCGTGTTTCTGCCGCTTGTAAAATGATCGTGGCGGCGGAAGCACAAATTCCGATAATTGTCGCGGTAATCTTTGCGCTGTTTGCCACAAGCGCGTTATAAATCGCATTTGCCGCGAATACGTCGCCGCCCTGGGACTGAATCAATACGTTTATATTGTCTTTAGGCCCCAGCGCGTTCAAATCGTTGATAAAATTTCTGTAAGTGACACAATCGTCACTCCACCAGTCTTCTTCCGAAGAAATCGTTCCGAAAAGTTGTAATTCGGCGTCGTTTCCGTGTTCTGTGAAGTTCCAGAATTTATTGACCTTCGGCGCCGGTGTCGCCATGTTCAGGAACTTTGTCTTCTTTGTTGCCTTCTTCATCGTCAATATTCTCCTTTTATGTTTTATTTTCAGCCGGTGCGGACGGTGCCGCGCCAGAAATGCCGTATTCTTTCATCAGGTCATTTTCGCGTGCAAGCTGGGCGACATTTGCTTCAAAGTCGCCGCCGGTCATTTCGATTGTTTCCTTCTGGCGTGTCGAAATTCCGATTGATATTCTTTCTTTTGCCGCGTTCACTTCTTTGACCGGATCGATCATTCCCTGGGCTGGGCCGTTCCATTGTGTGCCGGAATATGCTTTTTTAATCATCGGATCCAGGAAGAATCCTGGCGCCTTTAATCTTCCGGAAGAAATCGCTTCGATCAGGAAAATTTCATATATCGGCTGGCAAAAATCAGCGGCAAGCCACGCCCTTTTCATTCGAAAAGCCTTCCAAGCTTCCAGAAGGGCGGCGCGTGAAGCGGAATAACTTGACATGAAGTTCTTTGTCAGTAGTTCGACCGGGATTTCCAGCGCGGCACCGATATACTTCGAAAGCGCGGTCACGAACGCGTCAAAATTCGTCGAAGGTCTTTTCGCGTCAGCGATTTCGACCTTTTCGCCCGGATTTAACATGTTCACCATTCCAGGCCCCAGTTCGTAACTGACATTATCGTTCGTCACTTCTTCGCCTTCCGGAACTACTCCGGTGAACCCTACGTCTTGCGCTCCGGATTCCGATGTAATAAACACCGTGAAGAATCCGTTGATAACAGCCGCCATTTGTTCGGCTTCGCTGTATCTGGTTAATTGTTTCAACGAATCAATGACCGGCGCCAGGTAAGGGACGCCGCGGTATTGCTCCGGACGTTCTGTTTCGTAGATCATTAACACGTTCGGGATTCCCGTCTTGTCGCCGAAGGCTTTTACACGCGTCCACTTCTTTTCCGTGTGAAGATTGCTGTTCGGGTAGGTCGAACAAATATGATATGCCACGATCTGGCCGGCGTCGTTAAGTTCAACGCCGTTATAGATCCGGTTCCCGGTCTGTAAGTCCTTCGCGTATAAATTCACGTTATTTCCGGTCGTGTGTGGCGTTGAAACTCGATCCGATTCGATCAGGCGGACGCGCAACCCATACGGGAAGAACTTCGTCGGGCGTTCGTACTCTACCAGGACGCAAGCGTCGCCATTCATAAGCCATGACATTAACGCCGTTTGCTGGATTTCGTAAAAATTATTTGATCGCGTGGCGTCACAAAACTTTGATTCCGCCCACAATTCAAATTCGCGTTCCGCCTGGCGTTGCCATTCTGCCGCCGCTTCCGGCGTCATTCCAAGGTAGGAATAGTCGATCGTGCTTTTCAACTTCAATCCTTCGCCGACCACATTCGTTCGGTTTGTCTTGATTGCCGAAGCGGCCAGCGGCGCCGACATATACAAGCTTCTTGATCGCTGTCGTAGCGTTGGAAGATTCTTGTCAATGTCTTCTTGTGGACTTTTTGATCTTGCCGACCAGCCGCGCATTGAATTTTTTGTTCTGGAAGCTCCCGATTCGTCATATCCTGAATTTTGAAACGTCCGGATCAGTTCCATTCCCATTCGTGCCTGTTGTCGTTTCAGGGCGGCCGCCGGATTGAAAGCTTCAATCGCTTTGTCGATAATATTCACTTTTCAGCCACCGCCTTTCTAAATATCACGCGGAACAAATCGGAAAGCCTTGTTTTTTCCGCCTGATTCTAATAAATCAATCTGTTTTTCCAGGTCTTTAATAGCCGACCGGATAGTTCCAAGATCGGCACGTTTTAAGCTTTTCGTCCCGATCGTGTATTCCTGGTTAAGAAGAACAGCTTCTTCTGCTTCCAGGTACATATTCAGCCTGGATTTATAACGTTCCAGGCGTTCCTTCTGTGTGTTGCTTAACATATTTCACCGCCTTACAACTGGACGCCGCGGTTTAAGGCGCCAGTTTTTCGTTTTCCGGTCTTTTTTGCCGGTTGTCTTTTCATGTAGTTAATTCCGGCCTTGACCTTCGATTCCAGAACGTCCCAGTCAGGACGTAGGATCTCGACCGCGGCTGTGGAATAGTTTCGAAGATCCAGCGGTTCGTTTCTGATTCCGCCGGCTTTCTTTACCCACTTGATAACCGGGCGCCCGTCTTTTATGTGAACGACGCGTTGCTCACTGTTAAGCCCCTTTATGTAGGTTTCGTTATATCCGCGGTCGGCATTGATCGGAAAATGGCAATACCCCGGCCCTTCGTCAACCGTATTAAGCCGCGTCATAAGTATTTCTTTTCCGGAATCCACACCCAGGATAAAAACCTTAACTTTTAGCTGGTTGTTTGTGGATAACTTGTGTATAAGTGGAATACCTGGGCCACCCATACCCTTAACACCGTAAATCCTTTTGCTTTTTCGCTCCATTTTTTTCAGCCATTTGTAACATTGTGTCGTGAAATGGCCGCCGGTATCTATGCAAGTGCAAGCGATCAGAAGCGAACTTCCGGAAGCAAAGTAAAATTCTTTATCAAGATAGTTTTCCAGAAGATCCCAGGTTTCTTCTTTTTCCAGGTCGCCGAAAATCTTATCGTACTTAATGCCCCACGATTCATAACCGCGGCCCCAGCCGGTGATCTCGATTTCGAAACGGTCGTCCTGAACGTCCACGCCGGCCGTGAGAACGACAGCACCGTCCGGAATGTCTGCTTCGTATCTTTCGCGGCGTCCGATGATAGAATCATCGTCGGCACTTTTGCCGCGTTCTTCCCATGTTTCGCCAAGCGTCGTATTGATCCAGGTTTTCATTTTGTTAATGTCGCCGTTTTCCTTCAATTCCTTTTGTGCTTCCCTGAATTCCCGGATAATTTCTTCCCAGTGTTTCCATGGCGACGCTAATTCGTTAAGGTGAAAGCTTCTTTTTCGCTTTCTGTCCGGAAATTTTGCGATATACTTTCCTTTTTGCTGTTTCCAGTCAACTTCGGAAATATGTTCGCCGCAAAATTTACATTCCATCGTCACATCTGAAAAATGAATCCTTCCCCATTCGTAGGACTGGTATTTTCCACAACAAGGGCAAGGAACACACCATTCTTCTTGTGATCCGGATAGAAATTCAGCTTCGATCTGGCTCTGTCCTTTGATTGTCGGCGTTGAAACCTTTATTTTTTTACGGTTCCAGAAGGTCGTCGTTCGCTTTTCGGCTAACTTGATCGGGTTTCCTTCTGTTCCGGCGCTGGCCGGATAGCGGTCGATCTCGTCCATTAAGGCGATTCGGATAGGTCTTGACGCCAGGGAAGCCGGCGAATTCGCCCCGGCCATAGTGATATGACCGCCCGGAAACTGTTTGTGAAGGATTGTGTTTCCAGAATTCTTCGATTTTGCGTCGCGAACCTTGCCGCGAAGTGCCGGCGTGTCGCGGATCATCGGCGCCAGTCTGTCCTTCGAAAAGGTCTGGGCCATTTCGATTGTCGGATTTACAACCAGGATCGGCGCCGGATCGTAGTCGATATAATATCCGATCGTGTTCAGGATAAGTTCTGTCTTTCCAACCTGGGCGGAAGACATAATCACCACTTCTTCACATTCTGGATTGTTTACGGCGTCCAAGATCTCGCGCTGGTAAGGTGCGCGGTCTGTGTTCCAGCGTCCGGCTTCGGCGCTACTTTCTGCCGATAGTCTTCTTTCGGCGTCCGCCCACTGGCTAACCGTCATAATAGGCGGCGGCGCTACTGCTTTCGCTATCTTTTCAAATAATTTGATTGTCTTTAAGTCGATACCTAAATCTTTCGAACGTTTTCTGTCTGGCTCTGATTTAATCATCGTCTTCACCTTCGACGTATTCGTCACTATAAAAAGCCTTCGGATCGTAGTCTTTCAATTCGTTTAAGGCTTCCGTGACTTCCGCTGTCAGGCGATCTTTGATAAATCCGGCGTCGCGGCTTTCCAGCACCGGCGCAACCTTTGAAGGAATGTTCATAACCCTTGTTTTGAATGACGTCAGCATGTCGGTCATTACTTTTTCGACGTCTTCGGCCTTGTGAAGTTCTCCCTTCATGGTTTGAAGACGAAGCTCTGAAATGTGGCGCTTAACTCTTTCGTGAAGTGCTTTTTCTTCTTCAATGTTCAGTTCTCCGTCCGGATTGTCCTGGTTCGCCGTGTCAACGGCAAGCTTCAAGGACAAAATATAATTCTTAACGGATTCCTGGAAGTTGTACCGGCCTTTCGCCACGCGGACGATGATTCCTTCTTCTGCCATCTGACGAATACGTCTGTCTGACACGCCGAATATATCGCCCAGGACGGCGGCCGATACGGTCAAGCTGTCTACGTTCGTGATTTTTGCTGATTCTGTTTCTGCTTTTGCCATATCCTCGCCCCCTTTCCGGTCAAATCGGTAACGGCAACTTCTGTTATTTTTTGTCTGTATCTAGGAAGATTTTGGGCTTCGCTTACCCGCGGGGCCGATTCGGTCGCCGGAAGAACCTACGAAAGTTCGGGGAAAAATTCCACGATGATTTTCGCGTCCTGGCCGGGTGCCTTGTCGTCTCCTTCTCTTGACATATCTTGTAATTGTGTCAAGTCACTTGTGCGCCTTTCCTTTCTATTAAACGCAACGAAAACGATCACACTTCACTTGTCAACGCCCCGTTGTGTCAAGTAAAGGGCAAAAAGAAAGAAGTCTTCCGATTATCCGCGTGGATAGGAAGGCTTCTTGTGTGTGCTATCTCTTGCCCTTGCCATGCTTAAAGGTCAGGCTCTTAATCAGTTTATCTTTGTTGTCCTGGTTGATACCAATGTATCGAAGGGTGACGCTTATGTCTGCGTGGTTGAATATCTCCATCAGTGTAACCGCGTCGTGTGTCTGCTGGTACATGTGATAGCCGAATGTCTTTCGTAGTGTGTGCGTGCCTATTGCTTCCAGGCCGAACACCTTCGCCGCGTCAGTCAGTACGTTATACGCTTGCTGTCTGGTGATAGGCTTATTCGGGTATCGTGGTGATTTGAATAGATATTCATAATCTCTTTTACCGGCGATATATTCTTCGATAATAGGTTTCAGTTCGGAATTTATCGGGAATCTTTTTTCCTTCCCGGTTTTTTTCTCCCTGATATAAACAGCGTCTTTTTCCCGGACGTCACGAATTCGGAATTTCAAAATATCCGAAATTCTAAGCCCGGTATAAATGCCAAACATGAAAAGAACATAATCACGTTCATTATTCGATTTTAGGTATTCGGCCAAATCCATCACAAGATCCATGTCCCTGATCGGTTCGACCGTATTCATCGGGCCACCCCCTTTTTATGTACGCAAAAAGCGCCGCCATTTCTGGCGACGCCTTTCAAGGAATTTTTGATTCACTTATCAACGCTAATATATTAACACGGATTGACACGACATTTCCACGACATATTTCACGACAAAAACACGACATAAAACACGACATGTAATTTTCGCGTAAATCCTTGTAAAATGTGGATTTCTTGAAAAATCAACGTTTCAAAAAGTGAAAAAATTTTCGTTTCAAAAAATTTTCATTTTCAAATCAGCCCTTTGTCCTTCATGTCGCTTTCGATCCTCTGGAACTGGCGAACAGAAAGTCCGATTTCGTCCGCGGCGGCCGCTTGTGTTTTTTTCTGAATCACGCGGCAATAGTAAACTTGTGCTTCCATTCCGGAAAGTCCGGCATAGATTTTTTTCACGCGTCGCATGGTTCGGCGAAGATCTTTTCGCTCTTCCGTAAGCTGGTTTATCTTTTCCGTGTCACGGTCGATCATTTCCAGGCCTTCGGCGAATGAAATATGTGTCGAAGGGAAAGATTCCTTCGAATAGTCAATCCCACCAACGCCAGAAGGGCCGTACCAGCCACACATTTTTTTCACTTTTTCGATAGATCTTCGATGATTCTTGATCTTTTCGTTACATAGCATAATTTGAAGATCAATGTCTGTAAAAAGGTTCCTTTCGTTTAAATTCGATGGTTTCGCCATTTTCAGCTTCCCCTTGCAATTATAACTTTTCGTGTTATAATTATTAAAGGCTACTTTTTAGGGGCGGAATTGCTGATCGGCGTTCCGTCTTTTTATTTTACCACTTATTTTTTGTCAAATCAAATACTTTTAGTAATATCCGGTTACTACAAGCCAGAAGCCTTCTTTTCCGTCTTTTTTATACAGAAAATCAGTTTCAACGCCGGATTTCACAAGTTCGTTCATCGTGTCGATCATGCCGTCCGGATCGTGGCATTTTATCGTGTCGCCGACTTTCAGGTCAGATTTCTTTTTCTTCTCCTGGGACATTCTTTTCACCTTCTTTCCAGTTTTTCACGCCGAAACTGCTATTATACCCAGCTTCACGAAGAATTTTCCGAACCCGATCAAATTCCTTCTGTGAAAACTTTTCAATCTTTGCTATAACGACCGAATTTTCGACTTTTGCCGTATATCCAGCCTTTTCCAATATCAAAACCGCTTCTTCTTTGCTCATTCTTTCCCTTTCTGTAATTTTGCCGCGGCTCTGTTCACTTTCGCGATCAAAATTCCGGTCTTTGTGGATTCCGGATCATCATATCGAAGCCCTTTTCTGTTCATTTCCAGCATTTCGTCATTTGAAACCATTTCCAGATTTTCAATACTGATATTTTCTTTGTTTCCGTCCAGGAAAATCAATTTGAAGCCGTCAGGAACCGGCCCGTTCACCGCTTCCCATACGACTTTTTGTTTTAATTTCCAGACATTCGGTTCTTCTGTCTTTATTTCGATATATCCATCAACGTTCACGCGTTCGCTTCCAACCGGCCGCAGTTTATAGGTTTGTGTCCTTTTTTGAATCTGTGTTTCACGGATCCCGGCGGTACTTGTCCCGGCTTGAATCCATTTTCCGGGATATGTCCTTTTTCGAATCGCCCTGTCAATCCGCTGTTTAGATCGTGATTTCTGTAAAATCCTTTTAGCTGTGACCTGGTGTATTCTTTGCCGAATTTTTTATTTAATCGCTCCGCCATTTCTTTTGGGCCTACGCCTATATAATTTTTATTGATATATTTCACAACTTCTTTCGGAAACACATCTGAATATATCTGTTTTCGCGGAAAATCATTCGGCAATTTTCTATTTTTCACATAGGATTTCATTTGTGCCGGTGTATAACCCGAAGAAAATTTTTTATTCACCAGAACAGCCAGTTCTTCCGGGCGGCGCCCATAATAATTCGCCTGAATGAATTCATGAACTTCCTTCGGGTATCTGATAGCCATTATCTTTTAACCTCTAGCATTTCCGGGACTGTGTGCTGTGACTGATTGTTATATCCGTATTCGTCCATGTGCTTCATGGTCTGTAATGCCAGGCGCCCATTGTCAACAATCACTTTCGCAACGTCCGTTATTGCTTTGCTTCTCTGAACTTCTTTCTTGATTTCTTCTTCGTCAAGATCTTCTTCTCCCAGTCTTTCAAGCTGGGCGAATAAATGATTATTCAAATCTGATAAAGTGTTTTTCATGTGCTTATTTCCTTTCTTTTTCGTCTAATCAAGGATAACGCCAAGTTCTACAATTCTTTTGTTATTCTTGATAGACATTGTTTCAATCTGTTTTTTATAAAGCGCGCCGTAAACCTGATAGTCTTTTTTCAGCGTCAGGAAATATCTTTTATGTGGATCTCTTTCATGTAGTTTTATCAAGCTATTAAGCAAGTGATCCGTGACGCCTTTGTCAATGACCGTTATATCTATTCTGGCGGCCGCGCGGTTGAATTCGCGGCAAATAACGACATATTCAGGCTTTTTATTTTTATTTTTTCTTGCCATCTGTTTATATTCCTTTCCGGTTATAGATAACCACCATCGAAGGGAACGGGGCGGCGTTTTTGCTGTTTCCGAATTTCAATCTTCCGCGAATGAAACGAATTTCCGCTTTATGGTAAATATATTCGTGGAACCATTTTGTATCGGTTCTGGCTGGAAGCAACATCACCACAAGATTTCCGTGTTCTTCGTTTGTTCTGAAAGCTTTTTCAACCCAGTTTCCAATTTCGCGGCCGTAAGGCGGATTTACAAAAACGTTATGCCCCCCCACGATTGCAAAAGGCCATTTGTGTTTTTATCAAAATACAAATCGCACTTGTGATTGTATTCGTCCGCGCATGGATCAAGGTCAAAATGAAATTCAGAATTTAATTTCTGGTAAAAGTCCGCTGGTGTCGCCCACGCGTCCGTTTTACTCGAAAACATAACTTCTGTATTCATTTTTTCTTTTTCTCCTTTGCTATTCCTCTATCTGTGACTTATCAAAAGTCGTTATTGACGTTACGCCGTTTTTTCGCTCCACTTCGGTTCCGACTGTAATTTCAAGATTGATCGGTTCCTGATTCTGTAAATCGAACACCACCAGCGGCGCGCCATGCTCCACGGCCACTGTGATTCCGGTTTCCTGGGTGGCTTCCGTCATAAGTGACATAAATCTTTTAATTCTTTCTTCCAGTGTCATTTTTCTTTTCCTTTCTGCTTTTCAGCTTCAACAACCATTCTTCTTGTTCAAGATCTTCGCGGGTTTTTTCGTCGTCTGTCTGTTGTGCTATGATTGCACCACATACGAAAGCGAATAAAATCATAATCGCGAAGGCTCCGATTACTGTCAAAATCTTCATTCTTCTTCCCTTTCAAATTTCCCGTCTATGTATTTATAGGTTTCATATGCCGGTATTGTGTAGAAATTCGGATAAAGATCATGTTTTTCAAGCCAGGCATTGAATACAACGTCAAGCTGTTCTTCCAGTTCCTCGCGCTGTTCCTTTGTTACGTCGTCAAGGTAATTTTCCGCATATTCTCCGCCTTCGTCGTATGCGTCAGTCTGAACAGCTTCGATCACATCATATCCACAAGATAAAAGCGACGGCCGGTAAAGTTCACATTCTCCGACGAAGACGCGTTCCGGAAGAACAACCTTATATCCTTTCTTTCTGGATTCGATCATGTATTCAATTTCGTTCCTGGCGTCTTCCAGCGCTTCCGCGGCTGTGTCGTACATTGCGGAATAATTTTCTCCGTCCATGCTATACGCAACCTTATTTCGCGTATATTTCTTAATTTCACACCAGCCTTCTTCCGCGATATTACACGATTTACGAAGTGGCTTCGCCGTTTCGATCGGGAATGAATAATCGAATTCGATCAGCGTTTCCGGCTTCGGATTGATTTTGTTAAGTTTTGCATGTGTGATTAAATATTCAGCGTCCTTCACTTCGAATTTTCCAACAATTCCGGTATTCAGGATATAACAGATCACTTCGGATCCGGATTCAACCGGTATCGGATTCTTTGTTTCAATGGTTATCGTTTTGCTTTTCTTTAGTGCTTCCCACTGTTCCGGTGTTATGTTGATCAGTATTTCGCCCATTTCTTTTTGCTCTCCTTTTCTTGATTTTATCAATTCCGGCACTTAAAGCGGCCAGCGACAACATAAAAAGATATGCTGTCGCCCTACCAAGAAATTTTATAAACTCCTCGTCCATTTGCACCGCCTTAAATGTCGTCTTCGGATCTGTTGTTTGCTCTCCGCTCCGAAAATCCTTCCGGATATCTGGCTTTTAGTTTGTCAATGTTCATCTGGAAGATCTCGTCCAGATTGAAGCCCATTGAATGGCAAATATCCGCGATATACCAGCAAACGTCGCCGATTTCTTTCTTCATGTGTTCGCGATCCAGTGGCTTCTTGTGGAAGATCCACTTTTTTACAAGGTCGTTAAGTTCTCCGGCTTCTCCGGAAAGCCCAAGGCACCCGTTAAGAAGTCCGCCGGCGTCAATTTCGTTTTCGATCATGACGTCACCTTTGTATTCGGCTCCGGTTTCTTCTCTGATCCATTCTTCCAGGCGATCCGTTCCCTTCCCGTCGTTTGTTCTCATTGCTAAATTCTGATATTCTTTTGCTTTCATTTCGTTTTTCCTTTCTGTTATCTGTAAACCGTTCCGGACTTTCTATCCCGGAAAGCGATTCTGTTATCAATGTCATACCCGTAAGCCCTGGCGATTTTGTGGAACATATCGACCATTTCTGCAACTTCATACGGCGGCTGGTATGACGATTTCGGCGGCTTATCTGCCGCCCTGATTGCTGTTTCCGCCGTTTTATCACGATAGCCTTCGGCATTGTATTTCAAATCGTCTTTATTCATCGGCGCCCCCTAATTGAACGGAAGTTCGCTGTCTACGCCTTCCGGAATATCCATGAAGCTGTTATCTGGTGCCGGCTGTGGCTCCGGTTGTCCTTCTACCTGGCGGCGCGCTTCTTCTTCGGCCTTTGTTTCCGCAAAATTCAATTCTTCGACGAATACTGTCTTTGTATAAATCTTCTTTCCGGTTTCGCGGTCAATATAGCTTCCGGACTGTAACGGCCCCATGACTTCGATTTTCTTTCCATCTCTCAAATACTGGCGCGCCAGTTCGGCAATATTGCCGGTACAAATACAGTCGATAAAATCGACCGCCTGGTCGCCGTCTTTGATCTTTCTGTTTCTCTTACACATTATCGTAAAAGCTACGAACGAAGCCTTGTCCTCTTTGTAACGGATTGTCGGATCTTTTATCACTTTTCCGGTTCCGATCCATTTATTCATTTTCTTTTTCTCCCCTTTCCTTTTCTTTGCATAGGATAGCCATGTAATTTCAGCCAGTTATTCGGGCGGATCCTTGTTTCAATCAGTCTATCCGCTTCGTGTGCCGCGGCTCTTACAAGTGACGTCATGGCGTTTATTGCTTCGGTTGTCGATACTCCGATTCCGGAAAATCGTCTTGACATTTCCAGCAATTCCGCGCCGGCCGCGTCTGCGTCGTAGCTGTGGACGCCGTTTTCTTCGGCTATATGCCTGACTTGTGCCGCCGCTTCGATCAGGTGACACAAATAATCGTGAAATCCCTGATCCGGAAGCGTCGTGACCTTACGTCCTATCATTTCCGCCATGTCTTCGGGAATGTAAAACATAATAGCGCCGAACACTTCCGAAAGTGCTATCACGTAGATCTTGAACAGATCCAGGCCGGTATCATAGATAAATTCAAGCTTCGCTTCGGAAACTCTGTGAAGTTCTTTCCCGAACTGGAATTCACACGTTCCGATTGCTCTTAAAATCATTGCGTCGGTTGGAACGCTTTCGCCAGGCGTTTCCACTTTAATTTCTGGCTGTCGCTTTGAAGACTGTGATTTTTCTTCCCTTGCAATATTTTGCAAGTTTTTTTCGTTTTCGCTCTGCGGCTTCTGGCGTGTCCCGAATAACCGCCCTTTCATCGCCTTCAACGATGATAAAATATTTTTCTTTGCAATTTTCAAAATTCATTCAACCACCTTCCGTTATTCTCATTTGTCCGGGAATCTGTTCGTCGGACGTATAGAAAGCCGGTGAACCGTCCAATTCCTGACCGATAAACATATTCGTTTCAGCCGCCCGGACTGGTGCTTTGTTCACCCTTGTTTCAATCTGGATCTTCATGTTCTTTCGGTCTTTCGCCGGCCGGAATGTTATTTTCACGGTCAGCGTCCGCCTTGCCTGGGGCGTTATCCCTTCGTCCCGGATATTATCCAGAATTTCGCTGATCCCTTTCCGGATCAACCTTGTTAATTCACCACCGGCGAATTTATCAAGATTCATACGCCAGCCGTTCCTTGTCGCCGGCGTTCTGGAACGCCTTTCCGTCAACATATCCAGCCTGGCGAAGAACGTCGTTTTCGCGCTTTTGCTGATATTCGCGGCGGTTATATTCTTCCATTCCTGGAATTTCATCGACAAATTTAACAACTGCTTCCGGAACCAGAAGCGCCAGGGCGAAGGATTCACTTTGTTTTTTCTGTTCTTCAAAATTCCGGTAAAGCCCGGAACAGAATCCATCGACATAAGCCATCTTTTCATTTCTTCCGAATTCGCGTTCCGCGTCGCGGTATATCGCGCGAAGCGTCGCCATTCTCTTTCGGATCACCTTTACGGCATAATTGAAAACGTTGATACTGATTTCCGCGTCTTCTTCGAAGCCGAAGAATTTCAGCCGGTACGCGCCGCCGCTGTTGCGCCTTTGCGATATGATCGCGCGGCACCTGAAATTATTTGCAATCAGGGAACCAACATCGACACACCAGTCATCACGGAACATCGGTGAAGTAAAGCAAACGACCGGGCGTTCCTTCTTTCGTTCCGGATCAATGCGATCCTGTTCGATTTCGTATTTTGCCATTAACTCCTGGGCTTTCAACATTGCCGCTTTTGCTTCATTCTCATTGTCCGAACCGGACAAGGCGATCAGTTTTTCGATTTTTTCAATGATTTTGTTTTCTTCGTCATTCATCGTTTGTCCTTTCCGGGAACTCTACCTTCAACGCCTTGTCGTCAATGTAAAGATCCGCTGATATTTTCCGGCTGTTATTGCCGTATAACTGTTTTAATTCTTCCAGGTTATCGTTCACGGCGTCGAATTCCAAGCCGTGAACCTTGCAAAACTCAACCGCCTTTTGAGGTGCTTCGTCCGCGCGGCACGTCCACAAGATAACCTTGTCGCCGCGTTTTCTAAGGCATATCAGCCAGTTTATAAGCGCTTCGTTCGGTTCTCCGACTTCCGGCCACGTTCCGGCGGAAGCAAGGCACCCGTCAAAATCTACTGCGATAATCATTTATACACCTAACAATCTATCAAGAAGATCGTCGTTTTCCTTTCTGGCGATTGCTGTTCGAATTGATTCGTCCGGGAACTGTACCGGAAGCGCCATTTTAACAATTCGATTTGTGATTCTGTCGTCAAAATTCAATTCTTCGATCTTGCAATTACTTGTAAAAATCGTGACGCGTTTTTCTATCATGCGGCCGTTCAGAATGTTGTAAAATCTTTCGTTGATCCAATCCTTCACGGCTTCAACGCCTATATCGTCGATCACAAGCACCGGCACCGAAACAATATCGTGAATCAACTTCTGTTCGGATTCTTCGTTCTTGCTGATTCCGCCCCAGGTTGCTTTTATCTGATCCAAAATCTGAATCGTTGTCGCAAATTTCGCCTGAATGAATTTCTTTTCGATCAGGTCATTCGCGATAGAAACGGCCAGTCGTGTTTTTCCGGATCCCTTCACCCTGGAATAAAAATACAATCCCTTTCCGGTTTCCTGGATCTCGTCAAACTTCTCGACGTATCGTTTCGCGATCGTCTGGGCCATAGCCGCCAGTTCTCTATTCGCCGCCGTACTGTAACAATCCGTTTGAAAATTATCTACTGTCTGTCCTTCGAATTCCTTTGGGATTGTCGCAAACTTCAAGCGACCGTTCAGTCGGTATCTTTGAAGGTATCCACACGAACATTCGCGACAAAATTCGTGTCCGTCCGGCTCTTTCACCATTTCCCAGCCGGTATCGTGGCATTTTTCGCACTTATACGCCGGTGTGGTTTCTTCGGAATCGTTCAAGTGCTTCGTTCGTAGTGCGATCAGATCCGGAAACATCTTCCTGATTGTGTCGCTGATCTGTTCTTCCGGCATTGCTTACGCCCCCTTTGTTTTGGTACTGCCCTTCAAGAACTTTCAGGGCGTTTGTTTTATTGATTAACCAGTCGAAGGAACAACCGTTCCACTTCCCGGATCTTCCGGAAAGAAAATCGCTGTTCTGTGCCGCCTGGAAGATTACGTGTAATTTCTTTTCCGGCTCAACACCAGGAAAGATTTTAAGCTTGTCAAGTTCCTTCACCAGCGAACGGATCTTTGTCTTCCTTGCGTCGTTTAGTGCGCGTATGCCTGGAAGATCCGGACAAGTAGCGTGAAAGTCTTTCATGATCTCGTCGTAAGATAAGCGGTCAGATTTTCGGTCGGGAACTTCGGACGTTTTTTCCGAAGTTTCGACTATATCTTCGTTAGAAGATATATTATATATATTCTTATTCTTATTCTTATTCTGTTTCGTGACTTCACGCTCTGTCACGCGTGACGTCACGTGACTTGTCGCATTGTCTGTCACGTTTTCCGGTAAAGTTTCCGGATTTTCCGAAGAATTGTCCGGAAGCGCCGGCGTGTTACCAGCTTCCAGAAGCGCGCGTTTTTTCTCGCGTTCTCTCTGCTTTCGGATCCTTGCTTGTTCTCTGATTTTCTCCATTCCTTCGGTGTTCTGGTGCTTTTCGAAGTTGGAAATATAAATACCTTTTTCGGTTCGTTCGATCATTCGGAATTTCTCAAAAGTGCCAAGTGCCAGGCGAACGGTCGCCAGCGGCTTATTGAATATCGTCGCCAGCATTTCGTCACTGTAAGGGAATTCGTCTTCGATCAGGACAAGCCCTTTCGCATTACATTTGCCGGCAAGCGCTATTATCCGGATCCAGATAACAAGAATCGCGTCGCCTTCCGGCATAGACTGAATAATTTTAATTTTTTCATCGTCGAACATATCAACGCGAAGCTTGATCCAGTTAATATCTGCCATAATAAAACACCGCCTTTATAAATATTTACTCATAATGTTTCTGCGCGAAAGCGGCTTCTTCTCTGTCGCCGGTTTCTTCTCCGGTTCCAGGTCGTCCAGGAAGTTCACGTCTTTTTTCATCGTGCTTTCATGTGTTGCCGCAAGGTTCTTTTTTATCGCTTCTTTATTCTCCGAAACCTTGTTATACACAATATCAAGTCGCGTTTGTGGATAATTCAGTCCGGAAACACAACATATTGTGTTTTCATCGTTGAAAGTCTGGAATGTGTCGATCGGCGTTCCTAAGTCTTTTTCGAGGTCTGCCATTCGTACATTGCCCGACAATGACGCCGTAATGTATTTAACAGCTCTATCTCCTTCGATCGGGGCGAAAGGTGTATTATGTATAGCCTTAATCACTTCGGCGCTTTCCTGGGCCTTCTGACGCGTCACAACGGCCATTCCGTGGGCCTTTAATGTTTCGATGATCTCCGCCTTGTCAATATTGCCCTTTACGCTCTTGTGTTTTTCTGGAATATCCAGGAATGAACAAAAATCTTCGACGAAGCGCGAATTCAGTTCCAGTTTGTCCCCGTTGCTGTTATCTAGGATAAAACAAGAAGCAAGTCCCGGAATCTGTGTCAGTTCTGAAAAACATTCATAGGAATTCATGTGGCTTTTTACGCTTTCTTCCGGGTTTGGAATGATCGTCATGGCGCCGATTATCTTTCCGTCGTCAATCAGAAGATCCGCAAGCATAGGGCCGGCGCCTGAACCGGTTCCGCCGCCGCTGGCGAAGATTACAAAAATCAATTCCGACTTGATCTTTGTTTCGATTTCTGCGGCGATCTGGTCGAAGTCGTCGATCACAAGCTGTTTCGCCTTTCTTCTGTCCTTGTTACAACCTTCTCCGTTCGGGATATGATACTTGAATTTCGCCTTTTCAAGCGTGTCAAGATCTTCCTGGCTTGTGTTGATGTAAAGCACGTTATAGCCCTTCTGTTCGAAAAGCTGTCCGATATTTCCGCCAGCCTGGCCGACGGCTACAAAAGCAATTTTATTTTTCATTGTCTGATTCTCCCTTCGTTGTATTATCGAACGTCTGTTGTTCGGTTTCTGCCGGAACGCTCCCGATATTCCGGGCGCCGGTCAAAATGATTTCCTGGCCGTTAATCTCATATAGCCACGTTCCGTATAGTCCGGAATGTAAATCAATAACGCCCTGGTATGTGTCCCAGCATTTCGTTTCTTCGTTGTAGATCTGAACAGTCGCAAGTGATCCGTCCAGATCTGAATTCTTTTTCTGTTTTTCCGCTTCTTCGCGTGCCGTGTTGCTGTTGTCCAGAATGGCGGCCAGCGTTAAGAAGATGGCCGCCAGCATTAAGAAGATAAGGCCGTGTAAAACAGAATTAGCAAAAAGTTTTTTATTTCGATTCATTCTTCGCCCTTTCCAGAAATTCGCACCCTTCCGGCGTTATGAAAAACGTGTCCGCCCGGCCTTCTTTTAAGCCGCGGCATATGTAGCCGGACTGTTCAAATTCCTTTATTTTCTTAAAAATTGTATTTTCCTTGTAACCACAATCTTCTTCTGTGTCGGTGATTTCCCGAACCGACATAGAACATAATTTGTTTGTTGCTCCGTTTGCTTTCAGAATCGAAAGCACCAGGAAGCCCAGTCTGTTCATTCTTTCACCGTCCTTTCTAACTCTGATAAATTCTGATTATCTCTGATTTACTCTGATAAACTCTGATTATCTCTGATTTACTCTGATAAACTCTGATTTTTTGAAAGTAAATATTCAGGGATAGTCGGTTCGCCGCGTTCAGTTTTGATTTCTTCAAGGCTCTTTCCGTCCAGAAATGCCTTCTGATCCATCGAACCGCACGTCGGACATTCTGCTATACAGATACACGATAAAAAGACGTGTCCGCACTTGTTACATTTCATTTTCCAGAACGGATCCGTCACCCGTGTAATGCCGTCAGAATAATATCTTCTGGCGCTTGCGCCGATTCTTGACATTTTTACACTTTTCCTTTACAATAAATAAAGGCTGTGCTTTCACGGGTACGGTCAAAAGCGTAACGTCCGAGGGGCCAAACTTCCGCGTTGCGCTTTTTATTATGCGGAATTAGCCGGAACGGTTATTGTGTCCGTCATAATTCCGATTGTCATAGCTTCCAGGGCGCCAGTAAGGGCGCCGTCAAGTTCTTCCTGGGAATTGATCCCGAAGCTTTTCAAAATGTCTTTCAGGCGTTCCGCCTGGCTCTTATTTCCAATATCAGAAGTCTTCTTCATAGAATCATCGCCTTAATAGTATTTATCCGGGGCCATAACGTGGAACCATTCGGCGCGTCCCTGGTATTTCCAGTCCACACGAAGATATTCCTTTTCCTGGGTGGAAACGGCGTCCACGTCGGCCATTGTCTTTCCTTCGTCCATGTACTTCTTGAACTTCTTCGTTCTTCCGTTTGCTTTTAAGATGATCCATTCGCGGCCGATCTCCCAGCGAATATTTCGCTGTTCGTCTTCGTCCCATTCCGGGGCGGAATAATAATCATATTCTTTCACGTAATGAACCGATTTCGGCCACATGGTTATTTTTGTATTCATTCCCAGGCTGTTCATGTGCGTGGCACAATAGCTTTCGAACAGTTCTTTCTGTTCCTGGGTTAAATCTTCGTAGCCGTCCGTTTCGCGAATATCGAATCCGTGAATGTTCAAAATGTCTTCGGCCGATCTCAAACGATAATCGGAACGACCGAATTTTTCATATAACGCGCAAACTTCTTTGTAACTGGTTCGATTTGTTGGTTTTCTTCTCATAGTTCCACCTTTCTGGCCGTTTATCCGGCCTATTAGCCACGCTATCGCGTGGGTAAACAGATTACAGTTATCGGCGAACAGGTTCCCCTAAACAAGCGGAGAAAAAGCCGAGGTCCGTCCCGACGTTCGAACGTTCGTTGTTCAAGTCCAACGCGGAAGGGCCAGCGTTCGAAGGGTCGTCGAAACTGCCACCCACGATCGGGATTGCTTCTTCCAGATCGGCGTCTGCTGATAACCATTCCGAATTTTCCTTCATGTCGTCCGTGATGATTCCTAAGTTTTTCAGGATCTGCGGAACTTCGGTCAAATTGACGTATGTTTCCGATCTCATTCCACCGGCCCAGCCGTCAACCTTTTCTTTGTCGGTCGTGATAACAAGTTCGCCGTCTTCGTTTGCTCCTATCCTTACCGGATCCGGGAACGGAAGATCGTCAACGTGTACTTCCTGGAATTCTTCCGAAGAAATCGAAAGATCCGCGTCAGGTGCCGCCGCGTCGTTATCCGGCATATACTGGATCACGCCGCTTTTCAATCGAAGTCCGGCAATCATTTTCCAGACAAGCCCGACCACATCAGCGATTCCAGTTTCTTTATTTCCGTTATGGAACCAGTTCGCCGGGCCGGTGCCGGTCAGCGTTCTTCCACAATTCGGAATACCGATTCCGACTTCCGTTTCGTCATTGTGATACTTGCCGAAGCTTGTATTTCCGTGAATATCCGGAATTGTATGTTCGCGAATATACTTCCATTCCGCCCAGGTCAGCAAGTGCCAGCCGCGGCCCTTTCTCTTACATGCGGCGATTGCTTCGTCGAAGTTAATTCTTACGGCCGGATCAACCGCCGGTAACGAATACGCGCGTCCGTTTCTGATACAATTAACGAACTGGCTTAAATAAATGGAATCATATTCCACACCGCGGACAAAAAACATTCGATCCGCTTCTTCCGGTGTCTTCGCCGTGTTCTCAACTTTCAGCATGATCGAAGGGATTCCCATGTCGTCATACTTTAAAACAATAGATTCTTTTGTGTTACTCATTCGCTTTCCTCACTTTCCTTTTTGTCGAACATTCCCAGGCGTGTACCCAACTCGACGCAACCCAAAACAATTTGTGTCAGATCTTTTCCAGATACACCGACAAATTCAAAACTTAACGTCGATTCGCCGTTCGGTTCGTCTTTAATATGACAGAAGAAACCTTTTTCGACGGTTTTACTTGTGCCGTCGGTGTAGTTGAAAATAAAATTCTTGATTTCCTTTTCCTGTGCCATGTGCTTATTCTCCTTCCTTTGGAAGAATCAGTTCGGACACATGGAACAGATAGCCAAGCGAACCGATCTTTCCGTAAACGACTTCGTTGTCGATCGGGACTTCAAAACCCTGGGAACCGGTACGGATCGCGTACATCATCGCGGCCGGGTTGCCGTTGCTATCCATCCAGGAAAGGCCGCCGGTCACATTCTGCCAGTAGTCTTCGATTGTAAAGTCGGCGCCGCCGAGCTTTGGGATCTCGTTTCTGACCTTCACGGTCTGTCCGGCGAACCGGAATTTTTCTCTTGTCATTTGCTTATTTCCTTTCTATCTTTACCGCATAGCCGCGGCGTTTTAACTCAATCACAAGTTCCTTTGTTTTTTCAGCTTTCAGTTTTTCCAGGTGGGTCATATGCTTTTTATAACCTTCTGATTGTGTCGGATCCTTCATTCGGTGAAGATTGTCTTCCGGCGTAAGGTCGAACAGTTTCCAGCAAGAAATGACGTGTGTGTCCTTTTTGTTTAAAATGACAATCCAGTTCATGTTGAGATCGTAATATACCCGGCCGCGATATATCCGGCCGTCACGCCAGTGACGGAAGTATTTAATGTCGCCGTTGTGAATTTCCTTTCCGTCGCGATCTAGGCCGTACTGGCCTTCGTGTCCTTGACCGTCCAGCGCATGAAGATCGAAATTCATATCGGTTTGTGGGTAGTGGCACGATTCAACATATCGCGCTTTTACCCATTCTTCCGCGGTCTTTGTCTTTATACTGGATTTATCTTCAACTTCCACAAGACTTTTTATTTTCTTGACAATCAGGTTCATGTATTTTTCATATTGAAGCCCGATCAGATATGGCATTTTTTGCCGCTTGTCAAAATCATAAAAACCACCGTGTGGGTTTTCGTGAACAACGTCCTGGTAAAAAACAAATTCGAAGCCAGCTGGGAACCGCTGGGCCTTGAATTTCAAATCCCTTCTGATCCCTTCGATGTAATTTCTTCGAATTATCTTTGAAACGCTTTCGTCGTGGTGTACGTCGAAGCCTTCGTCTTTCAGCATATTAAGAATTTTCCAAAAATACGCGTCGTGGACGAATTTCTGGTTCCGTCGCCATACGCCCGAAGGTCGTTCGGTTTCGTTATTGAATCGGAACATTGTGTCATAGATTCTAAAGTTATCCATATTCAATTTTTCCTTTCGCTTATTTCCAACATCAGCCGCCGATTGCAGTCGGTTGTTCTGGCTATATGTCGAAGTGCTGGCGGCCTATCTGGCCGCCGTTGCGGTCTGTTTCTCTTGCAGATCCAGGCCGATAATAATTCCCTGGATAAGATTTTTCTTTTCCGGTGGAAGTGACATAATCACGCGGATAAAAGATTTGTCTTCGTCGCGTACTGTTGTAATGTTCTTTTCGTTTGCCATAAGTACGGCCCCCTTTCTGTTGTTTTTAGTTCGTCAACCGCTTCTGTTTGGTTGATAAGCCAAGTATATATGTTTTATTTTGGTTTGTCAACCATTTTTACAAAAAATATAAAAATATTTTGGTTGACGAACCAAAGAAATAATGATATTATGTGTTCATAAAACGAAAGGGGGTGACGTGATGAATGAAAGAATCCGTTGCTTACGCGAAGAAATAGGTCTTTCGCGCGCGGCTTTCGGTCAAAGAATAGGTGTAAGCGGCGACGTAATAAATAATTTAGAACGTGGTCGTGTAGAGATAAAAGAGCCTATGATAAAACTTATCTGTTCCGAGTTTTCCATAAATGAAGAATGGTTAAGAACCGGATCCGGAGAAATGAAAGTAAAAAGTCCTTCTGATACTATGGATCAGTTAAAAAAGGAATTTAATCTTGACGATTTCAGTTATAATCTGGTTTACCAGTATTTGAAATTAGACGCAGATCAGCGTCAGACGGTAAGAGATTTCTTTTATAATGTGGTTGAATCAGGAAGTATGGACGAAGACTTGTTCGGTGATGTACCGAAAACGCCGGAAGAACTGGAAAAGGAATTTCCGCCGGTCGAAGAAAAACCGGTTCGGAATAAAGAAACGGGCTAGGCGTTTAAAACGCCCGGCCTTGCCTATAAGGCTACCAGATCAACAAGTATATCTTCGTCCTTCCATTAAATTTCAAATTATAATACATTGTTTTGCAATTTGCGTAATAGACCGCGTAAACGCGGCGGCTTTTGTATTCTATGTATTTAATTATCATTAGCACCACCCCTTTTCCAGAAAAAGGCCGGGCTAAACTATTATAAATTTAATGGTCGGCAAGGTATACTGGTAATTTTTGGAAGGTGATATTGTGGTTTTGAAAATAATAATCGGTGTCGTTGTCGTCTTCCTGGCCGTGTGGGCCTGGAAGATCCGAATATATTTGAAATGGCAAAAGAAGGCGAAGGCGAATGTTGCGCCGTTCTATCGTTTCCCGGAAAGAATTCACCAGTTACCAGCCCAGAAAGAAAAGCTTCGTCAGGCAAAAGAAGAAAGCTTCATAGTTCACTTCCAGGACGAAGAAAAAGGGCTTGCAAGGATAAAAGCAGAATCCGATCCGGAAGAAGTCTGGTGTAATCTGGGAATGTGCCAGTGTGCAACATACAAGGCGGATCACCGTCCTTGTAAACACATATATAAAATCGCCCTGATGAAAGGGCTTATATAGAAAGGAATAGGACTATGAAAAAGAAAGTGGTGATTTTTATGTCGATTCTGTCAATTTTTGCTGGTCTGACCGGTTGCGGCAAATCAAAAGAACCGGTCGAAAGCAATAAGGAAAGTGAAGTTGTCAGTGAATCAGCCGTCCAAGAATCCGAGCAGACGGAAGAAGCAACCGAAGCGGCTCCGGAAGTTGAACATCGTACTGGTGACGCGATCGTCGGCGTAAGCGATAAAGATATTTCAGATCTTGATCCTGTATTCTGGAAAAGTGTTGTTAATGACGCAACCGGAAAGTGGCGCTATGCTACTATTTCCGACGATGTAAATATTTCGGATTATGCGTTATCGTATTACAAGGAATATTTCAAGTCTGACGACGAAGTTCACGCAATTATAAACTTCGCCAATAAAACAACAACGCGTATCAACTGTGGCGGTGATCGTCTTCTTATTAGCGTACTGGACTATGTAGACGGTGAAGAACATGACGCGAAGAAAATGTTCGGCGGAACTCCGCTGGAATCTTATTGTGTTTACCTGGATAACGGGGATATTGAAAAGACGGAATAAGGTATTTTGTAACCGAATAAAAACAGCCGGTCAACGACTGCAATCATCGACCGGCTTTAATACCAGGCAACCGAAAAACGGCCTTCTGATATTGGAAATAAGCACCCTATATTATAGCAAAGAAGGCCGGAAAAATCAATCGGCTTTCTTTTTTATACCCTTTTTTCGGTGCCTGGGGAAAGGGGCTATTTATGGCATACGCCAAAGCGAAAAAACACCTGAAAATCTGGACGAAGAAAAAGGCGGCGTTATACGTCCGCGTTTCCACCAGATACCAGGTCGATAAAGACAGTCTTCCGTTCCAACGGAAGAAATTAAAAGAATATTGTAAATTTCTAGGGCTTGAAGATTATGTAATTTTTGAAGACGACGGATATTCAGCAAAGAACACGGAACGTCCGCACTTTCAAGAAATGATGTCACGCGTCAGATCCGGCGAATTTTCACACCTGATCGTGTGGAAGGTGGATCGTGTTTCCCGAAATCTTCTGGACTTCGCGGCAATGTACCAGGAATTAAAAGATCACAAGGTCACGTTTATTTCGATGAACGAACAGTTCGACACTTCAACCGCGATCGGTGAAGCTATGCTTAAAATCATTCTGATTTTTGCGGAACTTGAAAGAAACATGACGTCCGAACGTGTAACCGGAATCATGCTGGATCGTGCCGAACAAGGATTGTGGAACGGCGCACGTATGCCGGTTGGTTATCGTTGGAACAACGAAACAAAGTTCCCTGAACCGGATCCGGAAGAAGTGAAGATCGTTCAACTTATCTTTGACAAATACGAAGAATGGAAATCAAGCATAAAAATAGCGCGATACCTGAATAACAACAATTTCAAGTCAAAGCGCGGCGGCCAGTGGACTTCGAAGCTTATCCACGATATTATTCGGAATCCGTTCTATATCGGAACATACCGCTATAATCTGCGTGAATCCGGGCGCGGCCCATTGAAGCCGGAAAGTGAATGGATCGTCCGTGAAAACAATCACCCGGCGATCATTGACAAGGCGCAATTTGACCGGTGCAATAAGATCATGGATCAGAACGGATCCAGCCGCGACACGTCCGATCTACGCGCCAGGAAGTACGTTCACACATTTTCCGGACACCTGGTTTGTGGCAAGTGCGGCGCTAATATGATCGCGTCGAAGGATCGCGCCAGGGCGAACGGCTGGCGGCCGTCAATGTATCGTTGCGCCCAGCGTTCCCGAATGTTGGACTGCGACAATTCCAGGACGATAAATGAATCTTATATCGGGCCTTTTATATTTAATTATATTGCGAACCTTGCCAGGGTTCAGAAGAATTTTAAGAACATAGCCACGCCCGAAAAACTGGAAAGGGAACTTCTGAAAGGCGAAACGTTCGACGGCGTGGCCGGAATCCTTCCGGAAGGCTTGAATTTGACCTTCCAGGCGCTTTCTTTTCGCCAGGTAGGGAACGGAACCTATATTCCGGATATTGACTTCCTGGGCGATTCTGATGGCGCCAGCGACCGCGATCAGATCGAATTGTTAAAATCTGAAATCGAAAAGTCGAAAAATGCTGTCACCAGATTAACGGACGTTTATCTATTTGATCCGGATTCTATGACGAAAGAAGAATTCGCCACGAAGAAAAAGGAACTGGCGAAGAAAATCGAAGGCATGGAACGCCAGCTTGCGGATCTGCTGGACGATTCCGGGAATGATGATCTGGCCGACATGTCATTTATCAAGAAGGCTTCCGCGTTCCTAGTGGCTCAAAGGATCGTTTCAAAATCCTTCGTCGATTATGTCGGCATGGCCCAGGAATTAGACAACGAAATCCTGAAGGACTTTATCGACCAGATCGTCGATCAGATCGTCGTCCTGGACGGCCGCGTCCAGTCGATTACATTCATAAACGGGTTGAAACATGAATTCCGATATACCGCGCCGGCGGAATTGCCGGTGTGCAAGAAATGCGGCGGACGTATCGGTTCAACGTGCGGCTGTCGGACAAGGACGTTCGATTTCTCCGGCAAGCGCTACAAACGAATAAAAGTCGGTGATCCGCGCGATATGCTCCACGGGAAGAAGAATCCGGTTTGTCCGGAATGTTTCGCACAGGAAGGGCGCTGGCACCATTGGAATTGTAAAATCGAAACGTGTCCGATCTGTGGCGAACGACTGGCGGAATGTGAACACGGGCCGAATGGCAAGAATTAAAAATAAGCCGCTTCCCTGGTTTGGGTTGCGGCTTACTTCTTAAAGCGTCGCGCCTTTTACCTGAACATATACAGTTTTATTTGTCTTTGCATCTGTAATTTTGATTTCTTCCAGGGAAATATTTGTTTCCCACTGATCGAATTCTTCGTCGTAAGTTCTTTTAATATCAACGTAATATTCCCATTTTTCGATCGGATCGTCCTGGCCGGTGATCCACTGTTCGCCTTCTTCGGGTGCTTCGCTTGCGGCTCTTTCGATTTCGTCCCAAATCGGGCCACCGGCGAAGGTTCTTCCGGTTTCTTTTAATAATAATGCTTCTAAGATTTCGTTTCTGTTCATGTGCTTATTCCCCTTTCGAATTGCTTTGTTGTTTTCTATGCTTATATATTACACTATAAAGTGTAATGTGTCAAGTATTTTTATACATTTTATTTGCATTTTTCACTTCAAAGTGAAAAAGCCGCCATTTCTGGCGACTTTGTTATTTTTTATTTGCGTTTAGCGGACACTTGAAACAATCTTCAAGTGGCGAAGAACAGTGATAAAAACTGGCGCCAGCTCTTGAAGATTG